GTTCTTCAATCTCATACAGTTCTCATCTGTGTAAGCCTGTCCTGTACTTATACCTAATATCTGTGTCTGTACTGCTCCACTAACTCCTACCATACATAAATCTGAATTACTTGCATTTATACTTGGACTAATAGCACTAGGTGGATTAGTTCTTACAGTAGACTTAGAAGTTGTATTACTTGTAACTGTACTGTTGCTTGTGCTTTGAGTTACTATTGGGTCTGCTGCTCTTACAACTGTAGGAATTACTAATGTAATCCAGAGTATTGCAACTATCAACCCTGCAACTAAATTGTTGCGTAATCTATCGCTCATTAGTCAGCCACTAAACTCACAAATGCTGGGTCTACTTCATCTGTAGGATTAGCTGAATAATGTGTACACATATCAATATGTCTGGTGCTTGTTTCAGTTCCTACATAAGCTACAAACTCACCATCTTCATTATAAGTAGCTGTCTTTCTTGTTTCTGTGTGAGGTTTATTCTCGTAAGCCATTACTCCAGCTAAATCTGATATAGCATTAATTGCTGTCTTGATTGTTTCGTGTTCACTATACAAAGCTGTAGCATAAGTAGCAATATCAGAAGGTACTGCTGTACCACCTTTATCTGCCCTAGACCAATACCAATCTATAGTAGCGTGTCTACTGGCTGCTGCTGAGTTAGCCTTTGATAACATATTGGCTTTAAGCGTACCTACATCTCTAGCAGTTCCAGCATAAGTACCCACAACTTCATCACCACTAGCATCTACAGTATAAGCACCATCCCAGTAGTATCTACTATCTGGTGTTACTTCCCTATAGGACTTTATTCCTAGTGAGGTTAGCATCGCACTATCTCTAAAGATTTGTCTAGGATGTGTGATGCCACTTATCACCATTGTCTTTGGTGTCTTGATTGTTTGTGAATTAAAGTACCACATATTTTTTATCTCCTGTTATCTCGCGTTACTATATTTAAAAGGTGTTTCTGCAAATGCGATGTAAATGTAATGCCCACCACTACCATTTATTAATCCGTGTGCATATCTTGTTTTAAAACCATTAGAAGTAAAATCAAATGGTGGTGAAGTCCAATCTTCTTCTGCATTTGAGTTATTTGGATATACAGCAGATTTCATTGGATTGCTTGTATTTCTTTTGTTGTCTACAATAATCCAAGATGTTGTAGTGTGTGTAGCCTTAACCATTAAAAACGCTGGTTTAAATCCTGTGTAAATAAATGTACCATCAGCATTACCATTACCAGTATATGAACCGACCTTAGAGTAGCCATCTACAGAGTGGAAACAGTAGGCTATAAAAGTTTCATTATTTTTTGCTAACTGGTCATATACTGAAATACCAAAAAGAGAATTAGTTGGATATGAACTGGTGTTCCAAAAATCTCCAACAGTTGCACTAGCAGCGCTTGAATTTAATCTTATTAAATAATCGTGAGCATCTGCGTTTAATCCTTCGTGATAAACTTCCCAGTTGTCTGCAAATGACCTACTTTTAACTATTATCATTTCTGGAGCAGAACTTAATCCGTGTCCTATAGTTCCAGCACTTCCTGTACCTGTATAACTAACAATACTAAACCCAGCATCTACATTAGCACTAACTGTAGAAGTTATAGAGCCATCAGTATTAGATGAGCCACTACCGTTTGCTTTCCAGTTCCAAGTTACGTAGGATTTAGCATTTTCATTTGTGTGGGAGTTATTACCTATAGTAAATCCATCTGATAAAACAGCCCTTACATATCCACTAGAAGCACCATCTGCGGCTTCTGCATCAGTATTATCTGCCCGTAAACGATTAGTTATTCCTCTTACCACATCGTGATTATTATGACTATAGCTTGGACTACTTCTTCTTTTAACCCATAAAAAATCTGGTTGGAATCCAACACCAGTTATATCTTGTGTTGTATTACCATCACCAGTATAAAGCACAGTATTAAAATGCTCACTAGGTGTAACAGCTACTGCTGGTAGGTTAGATGTACATAATGCTAAGAAGCCAGTAGGCGGAGTGTAATAGAAATCACCTATACCATTAGAATCTTGATTGCCTTGTGCTGTTTCAGTACCAGCAAAACTTGAGTCTTGTCCAAAGTTAGTTATAAAAATAGAATACAAACTACCAGAACCATCCCACCCCATTGGAAAATAAGTTTTACCAGAACCTACAGCACTAGAAATTGTTCCTTGAGTTGAACCATTTTTATAAAATGTTAATGCTTGAGTATCTGCATCAAAAGCTATACCAATAATATCTCCAGTAGTCCAAGACGCTCCATAGGAAGCACTACTAGAATAAGTATATGCATATCCATTACCGCCATAATATACCCGCTGGTCTACACCGTTATAATCTGAAAAACCAACAGCACCAGCAACATTACCTCCTGTTCTAATAGCCTCCCAGTACCATTTACCAGAAGTTACTCCCATAGTTCCAAAAAAGTTAGATGATGCACCACCAGCCTGAGCAGTAGTGCTTATTTTTAAATTGCCTTCGTAGTATGTAGCATTAGGAACTGCATTATGGTCAGAATCGTGATGTAAAGCATTAAGCGTGCAAAAGTTATTCGTAGGACTATCAAGCATCTGGTCTGCTGCTAATGTCATATTATTAACAGTCCAGTTGTTATTATTTCCTGACCTATCTAATCCTAATTCATTACTCATATAATTCCCCTATTGAAACTTGTATCGTAAAATAACAATACCTGAACCACCATTACTACCAGCACTACCATAATTACCACTTCCAGCACCACCACCGCCAGTATTTGCAGTTCCTACTGTTGGTGTATTTGCTGGACTTATAGACCCTGAAGTGCCACCACCACCGCTACCGCCAATACCTCTAGACCCGTAACCACCACCACCGCCACCTCCAGCTCGTGTAACTGCTGAACCAGTTATTGATGAAGATAACCCAGCACCGCCATTCCTACCGACATCATTAGATGTATGGTTTGCTCCTACAGCACCTGCACCACCGCCACCTGCTGCACCACCGTTTGCATTAGAATAACCGCCAGCATTACCTTGTCCAGTTGTAGCAGTACCTCCAGCCCAAGGATTAACGCCCGTGCCTGCACCACCTCCAGAACCACCTGCTCTACCAGCGGTTCCGGCAGCACCACCTCCGCCACCACCGTCTGATGTTATGGTGGAGAATATTGAATTATTACCATCAGCGCCTGAGTTAGAAGAACCAGCACCACCAGCACCACCAGCACCTACAGTAATTGAATATGCTGTTGATGCAGTAACTTGTAAATATCCAGTACGATAACCACCAGCTCCTCCGCCTCCTCCATAATTAGAACCACCTCCGCCACCACCTGCAATAACTAAGTATTCAACAAAGCCATCAGCACTAGGAGTGAATGTACCATCAGCAGTAAAACTTGCTGCTTTATAATCACCATCGGTAGCTGTTGAATTTCCACCAGTAGCAGACATAACTCCACCACCTGCAAAACTTAGATAGAATCCATTAGTACCATAAGTTAAACCACTTACTTCTATAGGTTTCCACTCACCATAATCACCTGTTTCACCGAATGAAGATGGGGTTAAGGCAGTACCATCTATATGATGAAACTCTGCCATATAGCCATCCCAAGGATATGTACCCAGTACATTAGCGGTACTTCCTATTGAGTGTATGCTATTATTATTTATGTCTAAATCTACATTCAATGCTGGGTATGTTGCTGTAGAAAAGTCCGTCACTTGAGTACCATTAATATAAAACTTCATTCTATTTGATGCGGATGCTTGTGTGGTATCGGCAGCAACTAAAAGATGCCACCAAGCTGATGTATCTCTAAACACTTGTGTTGTTGTCAAGTGGGTTATTACACCTGCGGTTTTACCATAATAAGTAAATACATCATCACTGTTAATATTTATCCTACCTCTATTGTCACCCGTGTCAGTATTTGCTGAGAATATATTTCCTTCAGGAAGAGCGGTGTTACCTCTTTTAAGCCATAAACTTATAGTCCAAGTTTTACGATTACCAGCACTAGCTGGAGTCCGACTTAAATTAGCACTAGAACCATCTTCAAACCTAAGACTCTGGTCTATAGTGAAATCTGCCCCAGAGGCGTACATCCATTGTTCTGAACCGAAAGGCATATTATGAGAAAGCCAGTTGTGGTGTTCCTAATAAAATTCTGTTTGCTGCTACAACCAAATAAGGAACTAAGTCGGTTGCACTTGCTGTAGAGGTTAAGGTAATCCCTGCACCTGCTGCGGTTTCATAATCTGTACCAAGTGATAATGTTCGTGAACCTGTACCATCTTGAATACACGCTATGAATCCAGATTGTCCTACTGTTTCCGTTGTAGGATTGGCTAGGGTTACATTACCTGTCAAGGTGAGTACAAAGTTTTGATTAGTAGCAAAGTCTAGTGTTACTGAACCTGTGTTAGTTGCGTCTGTATTAGTCGAAGCAACTGCTGTTCCTGTCATAGTACCACCAGCTTTAGGCAAGGCTGCATCAGCAGTTGTTCCTTGAGCAGCAGTAGCATAATCAGAAGTAGCAAACGCTTTAACAGCAGCAAGATTTGTAACTTCAGAGTCCATCAAAGCACCAGCAGCAGTTACGTTTGTAGCATCTGTTACATCCGCAGAAGTTTCTATTCCATCTAATTTAGTTTGGTCGGCAGTTAGGAATGTACCTGTAGTTGCTTTGACTGCTGCAAGTCCAGCTAATTCGCTGTCCATTAATGCACCTGCTGCGGTTACATTGGTAGCATCAGTTACATCAGCACTTGCTTCTATACCGTCTAGTTTAGTATTATCAGCACTTGTAAAATTAATTTGTGTTAAACCACCATCACCTACTGTGTAAGTAGTATTAGTATCTGTTGGAGTTACCCAAGAGTTATCTCCTCTTAGGAATGTTGAGGAACTCGCTGTGCCTGTGGCTGATAGTTCAGCAACTCCTACAGCATCGTCTGCAAGGTGAACATTATCAATACTTCCATCTACATATTGGTCAGAGTCTACTGTGTTAGCACCTAGCGAACCTACTGGAAGATTGCTTATAAGAAGTCGTTTACTTGTACCACCATCATTAACTAATAACTGTTCTGCTCCATCTGGTGATGTTAATTCTGTTAATGCCGATACTTTAGTTGTTGCCATTGTTTACTCCGTAATAATATAGTTAGGTGATGATGAAGAAGAGGCTTCTGTAATAAGATAGTAACCACTTAAATGTTCCATCTCTATTTCTTGAGCAGAAGATTCATCAGGGTCAAACTCTCTTTGCCATTGCCTTCTATTTGCTAATATAGTTAGAAGTTTCTTTTTCTTCCAATGCAATCTTGTTGGTGACATTAGAGTCTGAACCTCATTTTTCTTCTACCAATTCTTTGTCTATCCGCTAAAGCTTTAAGCTCATCTTTAATTTCCTCTAAGAGTGGCGAATACTTTGTGATAACTGGGTCATCTTTTTTCTTAGAAATCTTACCGCTAGGCGTACCCTCATACGAGCCACCTTTAACTCCAGAACGAGAATCGCTTGGAGTTTTTGTAGATTTGTGATTAACTTCATAAACTGTTGCCTCTATTTTTCCTTTTTCGTTATTTGATTTAAGTCCACCACCACTATAGGTAGGTGCTTTGCCTTCGGATTGAACACTATCCAATTCTTCTTTAGGGTCTAATAGACCATCAAGCATATCCATAAGAGAATCTAGTTCTGTTTCTTCTTCTGGTTCATCTGCAAATTTAAGAGCATTATGTTCGATGTATTCCTCTTCTGACATACTATCTTCATCTTCTGAATCATAATTCAATTTATAAGTTTCCACGAGCATCCTTGACCAGATTTCTCTTATCTTGGCTTTAAAGCGTTCTAACTCTAAACTTGTGCCAGTATGTTCTTCACAGGTATCTTTAAATATGTCCACTAAATTTATCCTTATATTTGCCGTGCTTATCAGTTTCGCTTATGCGTTTGCGTTCTCTCATATTCCAAAGAGTATCTTGATTTCCAAAGTGAGGGCGATTTTGATTGATTGACAATATTACATCACCCATTGAGCCACATTCTGGACATTCTTTCTTTCGATTTCTATCTGACATAGAACACATCTCTTCAAAGACATGACCATGTTTACATTCATAATCATAAAAAGGCATGATTACTCCTAATTAATTCAGAATAACCCCCTCAGATTAGAAGGGGTTACAACTTAACTAACTAACTATTAAGTTCCTGGAACTACAAACGCAACACCAGCATCATCACGTAGTTCTGCAACTCCGTAAATAGTATCTGAAGTGAACAAATCACCTAAATACTCTTGCTTGTACTGTGTTTGACTACGAACACCAACCTGTTCCGCAAGGCATAAAGCATCCTTGTGGAATAAGCAACCAACTCTGTCAGTTGCAGTAGATGCTGTAGTAGTAGTAGGACAGTTAGATGAGATGTAAACATCACAACCATAAATCATACCAATCTTGCCAGTTTTAATAGCATCGCCAGAACCAATATACTGTTGCTCTGTGAATCTGTTGATTCCAAGCATATCATTTGCTGCAATTGGTGGTACAACCATTGCACGATTGTCCATAGGAACATCCGCATCATCTAGTTTAAGAATCAATGCTCTGATTCCAGCATCCGTAATGTCTGCTGCGTTAGATGAGTTACCTGTATAGAAAGATGCACCAGTTGAACCGATGTATGCCTTCTCCCAAGCTGCTGTAGTAGAACCACCTACTGTTCCAGCTTGAAAACCTTCCCATAATGTAACTAGGTCAGTATCTACTTGTTTTGCTAAAGCATAACCAGCATCGTCAGTATAAAACTTACGCATACTTGCTAGTGCTTGTACCTCTGCAATATCCTCAATTAGCTTAGAGTATTCATAATGCTTATTGATTGATACTGTGACAGCCGTGTTAGTAGCAGCACTCAATGTTACTTGTGTGTTTGCTGCTTTTGCACTTGCTGCACCTCTTGCTGGTACAGGGATATATATAGTATCCCCTTTTTTCCCTTTATGTGATAGTTTATTAACTAAATTAGCTACCACTAGATTTGACTTATACGCACCTATAACTTCATCACTCCACAACTCGGGGATGAAGTTATTAGCTACGGAAGTCGTTACTTGGTTTGAACCTAAAGCCATTTTACTTCTCCTTTATAGTATTA